GCCTTGCCAGTTATGCCATCCGCCATCTGAAGAAACCGTGACCTTATCGCCAAGTTCTTTCTTGAGCAGAATGAGCGATGCACAAACAACGGCGTCGTAAGGCTTCTCGGCAGTCTTGCAGAAATTGAATTCCTTATCGCCTACCTGAATCACAAAAGTTTCGTGAGCATCTCGTCCTGCCCCATTGAAAGCGATTGTGCCATCAGTTGATTCGTTAGAAATTGAAATTCCTGCTTCATTGGCAGTCTCGATGATTGCCTTGATTCCCTCTTGGAGTTTGGCAAACGCATCCGCGCTGATTGGCTCCTTGAGTGTCCAGTAATGTGTGTATCCCATTTATTTATCCTCCTCGTATCCGTCAAACCAAACTCCAGCCTCTCTAGTGTTTGGGTCTTTGCAATGTGCTTGAGCCTTCTCAAGTGTGAGTCCACGCTTGATTATTTTTGTGTCGTTGTGGGCTGCCCACATACGAACGATTCTGTACTTCATTTACGCCACCGCCTTTTCTGATAAATAAGCCTTGACCTTAGAACGCCATTCAAGTGAAAATTTGTTATCTGTCTCAGTCAAGAGATTAAATACCTTGGCTGGGCAGTCGAAGTAATAAGGACCAGCGCCCTCACTAACATCCTTAACGGCAATGCTGCCATTGCGACGCTTAGTTAGATAAACAACCGCAAAAACTTTTCCGCTGGTTATGTTTTTGAACGCAGCATAAAAAGGCTTTTGACCGTGTTCGTTCTTGCCTTCGCCTAGCGCAAGCAATTCATAGTTAGCACCAATGGTGCTTAAAATATCGTGTTCAAGAAATTTCTTGGTCGATATGTTTCTTCCTACCTGAGTTACATCCCACCCCATTATTGAACCTCCCCTTCAAAGTGACATTGGCACAAGCAACAAACTTTTTTAGTAAATTCGAAACCATAGGTTTGAATTAAGTCTTGAGGTGCAGACTTGCAAAAACTGTGAGAGCCGTGAGCGCAATGAAATGCAATACGGCGCTGAGGTGTAAGACCTTTGAAGATATAGGTCTTACCTGTACTTGGGTCTGTGATTCCTTGAACCATTTTATTCCCCTCTCTGAGAATAACCCCAGTTTAGCATAACTGGGGTTAATAATCGAATCTATTAGTGACCAGTTGAAGCCTGTTTTGGCTGACCGTCCCATAACCAACCGTTCACAACAGAATTGATTCTGATTGCTGGGCTTCCATAACCGTACTGAATACGGTGCATTGTGATTGGTGGATACTTCACTTCATATTCACCAGTTTCGGAATTGTAAACCTGACGGCTTCCAACTTCACCTGTTGATTTAGTTGTCCAGTAATCACCATTGCCCCACTCCGAATACTCGCGAGTTTGACCTGTTTCCTGAACCCACACAGATGCCTTTGTAGCGCGGATTACTTTGTAGAACTCGACATTCGTTTGGTCGTAGCCCCATGATGTGTAGAAGATGTCTCCTACTTTGACTTCTTGCTTTTCAGGCTCAACAACTATTGAACCGCCTTCATTTAGATAATCAGTTCTACTCATTTAACTGCCTCCTCTACTACAAAGATTTCTTGGATTCTGAATTGCTTACCGCCAAAACCGCCAACGATAGACGCATAATCTTCAGCCTGTTGCTTACTGTCAAAGTAATACTTTACTTTTTGACCCTTAAACTCGACCTCATAGATTTTCTTAGCCATTTTGATTTCCTCTCTTGACCTCGTACTCCAAGTGTAACACAACTGGGGTTAATAATCATCCCCAAACAAGGATATTTCTAAAGTATTTTTGTGCCACACAATTCGAACATCTGTTCGAGTGATACCCTTGGCTTATGTCTCTTACACCAGCAGTCTCCGCTCTATTGAAGGCTTCATGCCCAACAGCGACTCAGGATGTAAGGACTAATCTTAAAAACCGTAAGAAAGCCATCGACGACGCCTCCTACGGTCCTCTCAACCCTTCAGAGGCGAATAAGGCATACTGGGACAAGATTGCCGAGGAATGGTCTGTATCGCCCGAGGAAGCCAAAAAGCAGCGCTGTGGTAATTGTGCGGCGTTCATCCAAACCTCAGCAATGAAGGAATGTATTACAGGCGGATTAGCCCAAGGCGACAGCCGCGAGACCGCGTGGGATGTCACCGATGCGGGCGAGTTGGGATATTGCGAAGCCTTCGATTTTAAGTGTGCCTCAAAGAGAGTTTGCCGTGCATGGATTGTCGGCGGTCCGATTACGGATAAGAATAAAAAATAGTGTCTGACACGATAGTTCGTCTGCCAATACAGCCGAATCAATTGTGTGACCGTTGCTCTGCAATGGCAAAAGTCCGAGCAACATTCTTATCGGGCGAATTACACTTTTGTGGGCATCATGCAAAAAACCTCAAGGAGTCTCTCGTATTGAAAGCCCTCGAGGTTTATGACCCTGAAGCATTATTTAATTTTTAGGAATCATTCTTTAATTACGATGTGAAATGGCGGAGCAGAATCCGAGTTGTATTCACATGCAATCTCGAGAGCCTTGTTCGCCCACTTACGCGCCTCGGCTCGAGTTACTAAATCTCCGCTGAGACAAGCCAAGGCACCGAGAGCAATAGCGCCACCTGAGCCAAGTCCGTAGATACCGCGAGAATCTTGTACCCATGAGTAATCAGAACCAATCTCATAAATCTTTCCGTTGTAGATAACAAGAAATTCCGATTCATGACTTGATTGCCCTTCCGTAGTTTTTTCGTAGCCCGCATCTGCAAAAGCCTTACGCATTGCAGGTATGAGAAATCCAGTTATGAAATGTGCATCATCTTTTGCAACATAAGTTTTAGGAAGTTTGAGTTGCGATTGCAAAATGTTAATTGCTCGTACATCACCTGCACATGCAATTGTAAAATTATCTTGCTCAATAATTTTTGAATGACCTTTTGCCATTCTGTAAATAGTTGAATCATCTGCAATACGAGTATCGGCACCCAAGAGCGCCCAATTGCGTCCTTGGATACCGACGAGAGTTGTCATGCCCGCTAGTCTACAAGTCGGGAATAACAACCTCGGTTTGAACCGCCGTAAGTGCGAGCATTGCATTGCACCAAACCTCGGGAGTGCCAGTATCAGGCAGGTAGCCGCCCGCTCCACCTAAGAGGATAGGCGTATTAGGGAATTGCTCTCTAACGGCTCGGAGTGACCTCCAATAGCCCGCTGATGTGTAGGCGAGTTGGCTAAGAGGGTCATCTTTGAGACCGTCTGCCCCACACGCTACGAAAATCATCGTAGGTTGGAATTCAGCGCAAGCCTCAAGGAAGGATTCAGTTGCGGTCATTAAATCTGCATCATCTGAATCGCGGGTCAGCGGAAAGTTATAGGCGCGGTTTTTGTAATCCGACATTAAACCTGTGCCTGGGAAAATTCCGTATTCGTGAACCGAGAAAGTCATGACATTTTTATTAGCCTTGAGCAACATTTCGGTACCGTCGCCATGGTGAGCATCAATATCAAAGATTGCTACGCGCTCGCCTAGTTCAGTTGCCTTTGTCGCAGCGATAGCAAAATCTGCAAACACGCAGAATCCGCTTGAGTAGTCACGCATGGCGTGATGCTTTGCACCTGCCAAGTTAATAGCAAGCAAAGTTTTCTTATCAAGCAAAACATCTAGGGCTGTCAAAGTACCGCCGACAAATAACTTTGCTAGTTCGCCAAGGTCATGACGCTGACCGTCCCATTCATCTGATTGACCTTTGATAGTGACATCATGAACATAGATTGGGTCATGGATAAGTAAAAGGTCATCGGTGTGTGGCATCTCAGGTTCGAGTTCATCCACATTCAGGTGACGCTTTTGCGCCTCCAAGATAATCTGATTGCGACCATGGAGGAATCGTCGTCCCTGTGTAGGGTGCGATTTATCGAATATCCAGTTCGCGTATTCAGGCGAATGAACAATTATTGCGTGTTCCATATTTATCTCTCTCTCTAATTAAACCCCAGTATAATCTATTTTTGATATTACGATAACCACTCTTTTAACTTCTCGACTGGATAGCCAATCTCATTTAGCCATGCAGTTACCTTTTCGACATCCTTTGTGGCGCAGAAGAAATCGATTCCCGCTGAGAAAACATTAGATGTTGGCTCTGTCAAAAAGTATGTTGGAGCAACAGCGCCATAGAAATTCTCGCATAAATGCTCTGCAAACTGGTTGAACGCATCCTTACGCTGATGGAATTCATCCGCCCAGCCAGTTGTCCAGCCCGATGCTAAAACAGTCATGCCCTCAAAGTTCTTGACCGTCTCATAATGACCGCGCCATCCGCTTGTCTGCACATACTTACGACCTTTGTTTTCTCCAAAGAGTTCATAGAACCAATCAGGAGATTCTCCATCTTCGCCCCGCGAGAAATCACCGCCGAAGATAACCTTCTCGGCTTCATGATTACCGTGAACCTTGAGAAGAGTTGAGCAATTCTCTAGGTCTGACTGTTCGCAGTCATAGCAAAATGTTTTTTCAGTCATATCTGAAATTGCATAACCATCATCTTCATTGATAACTGTTTCGCAATCCGCGCATTTTGTAATTGTCTCGCTCATTAGTTGCCTCCCTTGCTAACTAGACCTTCTTCGATAAGTGCCATTGCTGTACGCCCATAGTGACCTTGGAGTTGCCATGCAAGCCCTGTATCTACTAGGTGCTGGAACAATTCAACAACCTTGTCCCCATCCAGTTCGCCTGATTCAAAAGCGATAATCGCGCTTACGCGGTCATAAGGCTTTTGAGTTGGACAATCCTTGTAAGGATTCTCCTGACCTTCGTTATCTTCACAGGTGCAGAAGTTAAACTTCTCGACCTGTGTAGCATGAGTTAATTCTGCTAACTCTGACCATGTAATTGATTCTTGAGTCATTACGCCACCACCTTTCCAAAATCGTAGTTAGATTGATAGCAAGATGCTTGATAAGCAACCTCACCGATGTTTTCAGGATAGACACCCTCAACAGAACCCTTGATTGTTTCTTTGATTCCATTTTTTGTGTTCTTTACGATTACACGCTGGACTGTCCATGTGTCATCCCAACCTAAAATAACTCTTACGCGGTATCCGTAAGCGACTGGGAATTCGACCTGCTCAGTTGTGCCGTATTGCTCGTTGTAAGTAGCACCATCAATGTAAGTGCGACCACCTGAAATAGCGCCAATGTTCCAAAAACCAATTTGCTTCTTTAGTTCTTGAACATTAAACGGACGACCCTTTGATTCTGACATTAGACACCTACCTTTCTTGATACAGAGAAAACGGAATCTCCGAATTTCTTGATTTCCACATCTTCAATCTTCTCGAATCCGCAATCAGCGCAGATGTAAACCTGACCGTCGATTTCGATTTCGTCACCGATTGAGATTGCTGTGTGAGTTCTTGTCTTAGCAAGTAATGGCTGAATGATTGACCAAAGGTTGCCTGATTGTGTGTTGGTTACATGGTAAACAACTTCACAAAACTTCTCGGCGTCCTCGACTGAAAACTCTGTTTCGAATTCGACGCTTGAGATAAAAAGACCAATCTCAGGCTTGTTTCCAAAAGCCTTCCAAGTTACTTTTACTTTACTCATTTATCTGACCTCTCTCTAGGTTGTATAACCATTATACCATGGGGGTTAGTTATTCCTGTTAATCCTGACCTGAGACACAGGGATTCCCTTTTCCTTGGCAAACTCTCTTTTTGCCTGAGCAACCGCTGACCTCTTTTTCTTAGATTCAGCAGTCAAGATTAAGAAGGCGACGACATTCGCCCAGCCCTGAGCGTTTTCAGCATCCTCAGAGGCATAAGTAGCCAACCATTCAGCGGCTCCGTGTAAGTCCCCGATAGATGGTGCTTGAGGCACGACTATCTTTTCGTGAAGGAATCTATCGACTGAATCGTAATCAGAAGTGATTCTTTCGCCCCACTCAAATCCTTCGTAGTTAAAACCGCTCATTACTTGAACCTCCCTATTTTCAATGCGCTCTGAAATTCCTTTTCGAATTCGACTGCATAACACGCAACGCAGACGCCTTCAGGAAAGACTTCAAACTGACCAATAGAAACTCCGCACTTCGCGCAGACAACCATGGACATCTCCTCTCTCTTACATACCAAGTGTACCAAACTGGGGTTGTAAAAGCCAATCCAAAAGGGCAAAAGTCATGCGCTAAACTTGGCTTTATGCGTAAATTCCAAGACATCCTGAGCCGAATGTTGGCTGTTTTCACCGTTGGCGCTCTTGGCACCCTAGGCGCTGGGGCTGTTATCGGAATCGATACTTGGATGGCGCTGTCAATGGCAGGGCTGTTGGCTGTCGCCTCAGTTGCAGAGCGACTAGCCCGAGAATATCTTGATGATGGAAAAATAACGCTGGATGAGATTAACGGAGCATTTAGTCCGTTTGCTAAATCAGAAGAGGCTACTCTTCCTTCTGACGACGAAGAGGATAAGTCAAAATCCAAACGCCAAAAGTAATTAGGATTGCATAACCAACGATATTTTTAGCAACACCGTCTACAAGAATCCAAGCAACGAACATTCCAAGCATTGTCCATATTTGACCTATAAGGTCATTTAAGAAGTTTTTCAATTTGGTCTCCTGTATCCAATACTACCGACAGAGGTAGCAATTGTAGTGGTAGCGATATTGCCAACGATTGTCGCGGCAATAACTGTTTTACTTGCCTCTTCGCGTTCTTCAGGAGACATGTCTGCTCCAAGGTTTCCGATAGCGAAGAGCAATTGTGCAGGGCTTTCAAAGATTGCTGAGATTATTTCTCCAGCAGATGTGAGCAATTCCAAGGAAACAGCGACCTCGGCTGTAATAATAACCTCGTTGCCATTCTCATCTTGGCGAACCTCAACAGGTTGCTCATCAGGTAAATCCTCGAGCGAGATTCCAGCATCAGCGATTGATTCAACAGTTACGGCTTCACCGTTTGCTGCTTCGATGAGTACATCTGCAACGAAAGTTCTTTCAGCGGAAGTAAACTTTCCATCAGATGAAAGAGTCTCTGAAAGATTATTGACCTCGGCTTGAGTTATCTTTCCATCGGCACTAAGGACAGAAACAACAAGGGCTTTCTCGGCTGTGTTGAGTGAGCCGTTTTGGGTCAAAGTCTCGACAAGGGCTGTTGCCTCGGCTTCAGTAACTTTTCCGTCCGCCATCAAAGAATCGACTACCTTTTCAACATCAGCGGGTGTAATCTTTCCGTCATCAATAATGTCAGTTACTAATTCGGAGGTTTCAGATGATTCTGTGGACGGACTTTGTGGCAATGGCTCTAGTGGTATCGGTTCTGTTGGTATTTCGATTGCTGGCTCGGAAGAATCCTCTTCCTCGGGAATTGGGTCGATTTGTTCGGGGACTTGAGGTATTTGTGGTTCTTCTGTTGGTGGCAATGGTTCTAATGTTTCGGGGTCAGTAGATGGTAGTGGTTCGGGTATGGGATTTAGCGGGTCAATTTCCGTTGGGTTTTCAGACGGTTCAGGTAAAGGTTCTTCATCGGGCGGAAGAATTGGCTCGGGTTCGGGGAGCGTTACAGGTTCAGGGTCAAGTGCGGGTGGCACTTCGGGATTTGGACTTGGCTCAGGTAGAGGAATCGGATTCGGTGTGGGTTCAACAACAGGAGCGGGAGTCGGCTCTACCGAAGGGGTACCGACTGGACTCGGAAGAGGGCTTGGTGAAGGACTCGGTTCAGGTGACGGAATTGGAGTTGGGGTAGGAGATGGAATTGGGGTTGGCTGTGGCGTTGGCTGTGTTGGCGTTGCTGTACTGGTATAAGGTGAAGGAGTAGGCGATGGCAAAGGTGTGGGTTCAGGTGTGGGCGTCACAGGTGGCTGGCTCGGTTGAGGTTGAGCAGTCGGAGTTTGCGAAGGTTGCGGGCTTGGAGTCGGTGAAGCCGATGGTTCCAATGTTGGTTCAGGTGAAGGACTCGTCTGAGGTTGAGGCGTTGAGGTCGGCGTTGGTGTGGGAGAAGGTGAAGGTTCAGCAGTTGGAGTCGGTGTTACAGACGAAGCGAGCGGAATAAAAATTGTCGCTACATTCGACCATTCAGAATAAAGTCTCAGCGAATCATTATCTGAGCGAATCTTAAAACTAAAATCTTTACCGCGACCATCGTATTCAATAACATCTAAAGGTAAAGTAATTGTGCCTGTCATTGAGGCTACAGCGCGACCACTCATCCAGTTATCGGATGACCAAAAAACAGCGTAGCGCTCAATCGCTGTTCCTGTTTCGGGTCTACCCCATGTCAAAGTAACAGTTGATGGATTCAATGATGCAACAAGATTAGTTGGCGGCAAAGGGTTTGTTACGACCAATTGTTCATAAGAGATTGAAACGGTCAGGTGCTTATAGGTGCCAGCACAAGGGTCGCCAAAAATATCATTCGAGGCAAGGATTGAAAGATTCTCATTCTCAATCGCAGCGGTCACGATTGGCAGAGAATCAGGGGCATGGCAAGAATCATCGATGGTTGTGCCTATAGGTGTGCCGTAAGAGGCAAAAAGGATTTGGTTGATTTTGTAGCCCTCGGGCGCTTGCATGGTGAGAACGGAGTTTTCTTCCGCAGTCTCGGTAGCCACGATATAGGAATTAGCCGAGGCTGAGTCCGATGGAACCATGAGCCAGCCGAAGGCAAAGAAACAGACTATAACAATCCGTAATAATCGCAATGAATCACCCTCGTTTGGGGTCACTAGGACACGATTAGATGAATTGTACCAATTGACTAAATCATGCTAAACTGGGGTTGTAAATACGAGAGGAGACCCAATGAGCGTGACCAAAGAGTTCGCAGTCAAGATTGATACAGAACTATCTGAATTGCACAGTAAGCGTTTCAATTTATTGTTTGATTTAGAAAGTGCAATCGATACAAAAGAGTTTTACGAAAAGCATTACCCAACTAGAGTTGATGAAATTGCAAAACAAGAAGGCAAGATTGAATCTGCAAGAAAAAAGATTTTTGAAGTAGGTTGCCAAATTCTTGACCTTAATGAGATTTACGACCAAGACCCATGGACAAGAGCGTTCTTAGTTATCAACAGCAATGGTCATGTTCACAGTTCAATGGATTGCAACACTTGTTTCCCAACTACTCGTTACAACTGGTTAGTCCAGTACAGCAACGATGAAGAATCAGCAATCGTTGAGGATGCGGGTCAAGATGCTTGCACAATCTGCTATCCATCTGCACCAGCCGATGTTTTGAATCGTCCATCAAGAATTGTTACAGCCGACAAGGTTGCTAAGGCTGCTGCAAAAGCAGAGCGCGATGCAAAGAAGGCTGCAAAGTTAGCCAAGGAAAAGGCAGATGCTCCAACAGCATCAGGTGAATTCCTTTACTTCAAGGATGGAAAGTATACAGAAGTTATCAAGACAGAGCGTTCAGCGGTTACTGAATGGTTCAACCTTCAGTACGGAATCAACCACGAAATTGTCACTCACTACTACGACGGCAGACCACACAGCGAAGAATCTATCCAAGAACAAAAGGACAGAATCCTCAAGGCGCAAGAAAAGGCAAACATCATCTGCCAAAACATTGCAGAGAAGCACGGCATTTCATTTGACCAGCAGTTGAAAATACTGAATAATAAGTATCAGAAAAGGAGGGCATCATGAAGCAAGTAGAAGAGTTAATGGCACAGTTGGTCGCTGAACATAGCGAGCCGCTTCACCCTGACCTGCTTCCATACTTAGAAACAAGTAGAGGCGAATGGGAAATGTTGCGTCATCCACTTGTTTATCAAGTGCCATTCCTTTCTAACGGAAGCGCTAATGCTCAATATGCCCAAAAATTAAAAGCAGTCAAAGAAGCGCTTGGGTCTTGGAATTACAGTCAATATGTATTTTTACATGAGCGCCCATACAGAGTTGAAGCCTTTAAGAAAATTGAAAAGCAATTAGGCGATGTGAATTACTGGCAGATGCTTACTCACATTTGGGTAGATACAGAAAACCAGTATGCCTATCTTGAGGATTGGAAAAAATTACTTTCCGCAGACCGTAGAGACCGTCATTGCATGATGAATGAAGAAGATGACAACATCTTGCGCTCGCTTCCTGAAGAGGTAACTATCTATCGGGGTTGCCAAAAAGGATTAAACGAGAACGGATTATCTTGGACACTAGATAAATCCAAAGCAGAATTTTTTGCCAATCGTTTTGGCAAGAAAGGAATCATCTTGGAGAGGAAAATTCCAAAGTCAGAAATCGTGGCACTACTCACAGTCCGCGGTGAGACAGAAGTGATATGGGAGGAAAAGAAATGAAATGCCCTAGATGCGGAACAGAGCCACACACTCCGATTCAAATTAAGAGAGCAGGAATGTGTCGCTGGTGTGAGAACGAAAAAAAACTAAAGGAGCCAAAATGAAATGCTTTATGTGCGGTAGTGAGTACAGAATCACCATCATCAAGGAAAAAGCATATTGCTTCAGGTGCGAATCAGATTACGCCCTCGAGCAGTATGGATTAGTTCGACCAATCAAAAGGGAGGCATCATGATAGAAGAGCGATTAGCACAAAAGGGAATCCACCTAACGGCAAAGGGTAAGCGCTGGGCTGAGAATTTCGAAGGCTCCGTGATAGCCCTTGGAATCTTGCTCGTATTCGGCATTGTGGGGTCAATAGAGACAGGGCGGTGGTTCTAGTGATACTTCCACCATGGTTTAGACGCAAAGAGCCTCTACGAGTCTCTGAAGCCTCCCTCGCCCGCATACGCGAGCGCGAGCGCGAGAAGGCGCTCATGGAAGAGGCGGACAAGCGACGCGCCATAAAAAAGGCTCAAGCCTTTAAGTTGAATTCTAAACCCCAGTAGTGTAAACTGGTGTTGTAACCAACAGAGAGGGAACAAAATGACTCAAGTAATAGAAAAAGTAAAAAGTGCTTACGACATTTTTGTTGAAGCATCAGAAGCAGCGGAAGCAGCGGTCAAGGCTTGCCGACCAACACCAATGATTGTTGGCACTCCAACAACTCCACTTGGAAATGTAATTGATGAAACTAAGGAAACTTGGTTTGTCGAGGGCGGTGTTTGCGGATTTGCTTCCGTAGTAATCAAGCCAGCAAGAGGAAAATTCGTAACACTTTTGAAATCTCGCGGTGTGGGGCGTAAGTCTTATTACGGCGGTTGGGATGTTTCTTCTTGGGAGTTTGCACCAAGTATCCGCCGTGACCAAAGTTACGAAAGAGCGTGTGCAGCAGCAGCGGGAGCGGTAAAGGTTCTCCAAAGTTACGGTATCAACGCTTATGTGGATGCACGGATAGACTAAGCAAAAAAGATTCACCCACCAGTTTCTTTCTGGGTTACTGGTGGGTGAATTGCTATGCAATGAGGTACCATTCCTTTCGGGTACCCATAGTTCGGTGGCGTTGATGCTTTGTTGCGCGTCCGTCCTCTCTCTAGCGTGACTTATCTGCTCCGCCACCGAACGCCTAACCTTGGTTAAAAATCCCCTTGACATCTATTCATCTGAGTCTGCTACCTTTAATGCAGGTTCGCAAAACACCTACACCTCAAAAGCGAGGTCAGTCCGATACTGACAATTCGTGAAGCGCTACATCCAGTAGTGACAAAGAATTCGCTCCGAACTATGGAGGATTATGCGATTCTATGAAAAAGTTATTTCCAAACCGATTCCAGTTGCGATTCTCGTACTTGGTTTCATACTTCTAAATCCTTTCCACATTCCGCCTGACCCAGTTGCTCGAGCGGTTGAAGTTGTGGAAGCGCCTAAATTAGTAGAGCGCACACCTGAAGCATCAAAGGCTTATGCCAAAACCCAATAGTCTAAGTTTGGTTGGGACACTCCTGTTCAATGGGAATGTCT